ACCAGCTTGTCCAGGAACACGCGACCGAGTACCAAAGGCGAGATCGCAAGCATCAGGACCAGCCACAGCACCGACGCAAGCGAACGAGCCATCTCGAACGGTCGGCTTGTATTGCTCGGAAGCGACGAACGATTGGTCCGTTGTCCACCGCCAAACTCACCGTCGATCGGTTGCCCGTCTCGACCGATGTTCAGCCAGTTCCAAAAGAATTTCTCTGACATTGCTAGCTCTTCCTGCGGATTAGGGGTTTGGACATTGGCCGTTGACACACAGCCCACGGATCACTGCTTTGAGGCACTCGCGGTATTCGTCAGTTGTTTGAGGGTTGGCTTTCGCCATTTCCTTGTCGATGGGAATCCTCCACACGTTCAGCCAGTCTTTTCGTCGGCTCGTTGGCTCTCGCATGGCAAAGCAAGTCTCGATCGTGCTTGTGACCAATCCCTTTGCGTCAGGCAGATACGAGGGGAGCTTCGGGAGCACGTTTGTCAGCGAGCTTGCAAGCAGTGAGGTTGTTGAGGAATCTTGCAAGGTATCGACCGCAGCCCTGGACGTAAGGCGAATCGATTCAAGGCTCGGAGGTGGATTGACCGGACTCGGGTTGATCGGTCCTGGCGATGGCGTAGGGGTCGGCGTTGGAGTCGGAGTTGGTGTTGGTGCGATCGATCCGGTGACAAGGATCGTATGCCAACTGTAGGCGATCTCAGCCTGCTTGTTTGCAACGATCAGACCGAATTGATACTTCCCAGGTGTTGGAATCGAAAAGAATATGTTGGATCCGCATGAGGCCGAAGCGGACTTAAGCTCGTCGGGAATGATCCAGACTTTGTTGTCGCCAGTTGCTTCCTCGTGGGAAAGGAAAACCAAGGTGCCAGCGAGCGCCGTTGCCGGTCCTTTGATCGCAGCCTTGAGCTCTTGAGCGAAAGCTGGAATCGTGAGTAGCAGGAAGGCAATCAGTGTTCGCATGGTCTAACCTTGGTTTTGTAGAAGGGTTGTGTATTGATGAATCAAGTTCGCTTTAGGGGGTCGGAACTGGTTGCTGCTTCTTGCGTCGATTTTCGATGATCATCTTGACCAGTTCGAGAATCAACGGGATGAACACTTCCCAACCTTGCGAGCCCACCGGAGGCCCCGAGGACTGAATAGAAGTCTCTCGCTCGGCGCACTTCGTCTCGATCGCACAGAGGACGCTTTCGAGATCGCCGCAACCCGACTCGCAATCCAGACTTTCGACATCGAGATCTTCGCTCATTGCCGAGAAGCCGATGCCGGCTTGGGGTGTCGCGAACTTTGCAATCAAACAACCGAGCAACCACATCGCTTGCAGGAGAACCTTTGCTGAGGCCCCCTTGCGGACATCGGCAACCAATTCAAGCAAGCAAGATACGCTTACTTCACCATCAAATTTGCTTTCGCAGCTCATAAAACACTCTTTCAAACTAGGGACTACAAAACCACTCACGGACAATCCGCAAGTTAAACAAAAGTCAGTTGGTCATTGACGAGCGCCGCAACGATTTCTGAGGTCTTCGGAATGCCGAGCCCCCAAAACGGATCGAATCCAGGGTCGCCTTTATCTTGCGTGTACTGCTTCAAGAATTCTCGGACAGCATCCACGCCGGTAAACGCTGCATTGCCTTCTCGTCGCATCAACTCAATGATCAGACAGAACAAACCAGCAGCGAACGGGGTCGCCATGCTCGTACCGGACATCCCACGGAATCCGTTTGTCGTTGAGCACGAAATAATGTCTTGCCCAGGACAGCAAATATCGAGCTCTCGCCCACCCGATGAGAACGAAGCTCGCTGACCGTCTTGACGATACGCACCGATGCTAAGTCCATCGAGATACCTTGCCGGGTAGCCGATTGTGTTTTGTCGACCATTAAAGCCTGAGTTGCCAGCAGCCGAGACCGTGATCGCTCCTTTACCCCAAGCGTACTTCAAAGCTTCGCGCGTCGGTTCATAAGGACTGCTCGATCCGAGGGACATCGAAATGACGTCAGCCCCCTTGTCCGCTGCCCAGCGAATGCCCTTTGCGATTCCGTCTGAGGATCCGCTGCCACCATTCGACAACACCTTTCCGACCATCAGCAAGGCACCAGGAGCGACTCCGATGCCATCGCGACCGAGCACTGTCCCTGCGCAGTGTGTTCCGTGACCGTTGCCGTCCTTCCAGTTTTGACCCTGGACGAACGATTCTGCATGGACTGGCTCTGGCAGTAAATCGTGGGGATTGCAACCAGTGTCCAGTACCGCCGCAACGATACCTTTGCCGGTAACCCGTCTCCAAATCGGCTCGAACGTTGCCTTTGGAAGGTGCCATAGATTTTCCGGTGCTGCGAACGTCTCGACGTCCGAAACCAAGTCTGGTGGCAAAAATACTGGTGGGCTCATGTTGGCTCTTAGCGCAGTTTGCGGAAGTGAAGTTGAAACGCGATTGCCCCGGTTTGAGCCGTTGCAGCCTTCAAGCGAATCTTGGTATCGTACCCCCTAGCTGACGCTAGGAACACGTTCGAGTTGACAGGCGTATAACACTTCGTCGCACCGAGCGCCGTCGTGTGCGCGGTCGTAGAATCGAGCTGGTTGACCGTCAGCCAATTCGTTCCGTCGAACTGAATTTGATACCCGACGTTTGCGCCATCGAATCCGTCTGAGTTGGTCGAGATTGCACAAAGAACTTCGCCCTCGGGAATTCTTACATCGTCGCTGGTGTCTACGCCGTTTGGAATAGTGACGGTCAGAATATTCATGAATACACCTGTGATTCGATTTCCCAAGAGCCGTCTTCGTCATCCAATGCAGCCTGAACGTCAGCTTCCCGGAGGATCGCTTCGTCGAGCATCTTTAACTCTTCGAGAAGCGACTTTCGGAACCCAACATGATCGACCGACGTTCCACCGTCAGCGGTCATCGCATTTGGCTTGCCACCGATCGAACTAATCGACATCGATGCAAGCGTAGATGCGACCGTCGCTCGTCGTGCTTTCAGATCTTCCAATACGCCCATGCTGCCCTCGTAGCCCTATCCTAAGATCGAACTGCTCACCTCAGTAGCCGAGCCGCTTCTGTTCGTCCTCATCGAATAGCCGTTGCTCTTCGTCGGTCAGCATTCCTTGTCTTGCGGCCTTCGCTCGGATTCCAGCAAGCCTTAACGCAGCAGCACGGTCAGCCGCCTTTCGAGGGTCCAGGCATTTGACTTTCACTGGGAACTTATTGATATCGAGTTGCTTCCCTGGCCTGTCAGGATCGGAAGTTGTCAGAATGTACCAGCGAACTGCCTCGGACTCATCGCAGCAAGCAATTTGTTTCGGTTCAAGCTTCGAGTCAGTTGCTACCCCGCTAACCTCGAAAAGATACCCTTCGCCGATCGTAACAGCCTCAGACGGTCGGATCGGTCGAACGGCCCCGGAGTCCTTCAAAGCAGCAAGCGATTCCTCCCTCGCCTGCAATGCCTCTTCCCTGGCCTTGATCGCTGCTTCGGCCTGCTCAAGCTTCGCCAATCGATCTTCAAGTGAAGGTTGTTGCTCTGCTGCCTTGTCGGTCTTTTTTGCGTCTGACATTTCAATCGCTCCTGAGTTGTGAAAAAACGGTACGTTGCAAATTCTAGTCTTCTTTTTTTGCAGACGCTATAGGCATGAAAAAAGCCGCCCAGTGTTACCCAGGCGGCTTTCGATCCGTCCCTTCCAACTCCACGACAAGTGGTTTCTTAGGTGCACTTGACCATCTTGAGTCGATCGCGAACTGCTGCCGCGCCACGCTCGGAGGTCTTGTATCGCACCACGATGTCCCGAGTGAACCCGACTTCGGAATCCTTGCCGGACTGCGTTACAGTCAGCGGCCAGTTTTGCATATACACGAAAGCCTCGCGAGGGCGACCGGCGAACCAAGTCGAATCGTTCGTGGTTTTTTGTCGAACGTATGGGCTCGAAAGAACCCTCGCATTTTGGTTGACCGAGTTGCCCTGAACGTAGGTTTGAGTGTTCCCACTGTTCGTTCCGCTTCGCGTTTGGCTTGCCGCCATGATTCGGCCAGCTTGAGTGGCCAACGCCTTCGGAACCAAGATCGTGTCGAGGTCGATCGAAATCGGCTCGCCGGTGATTGGGTCCGACATCGTATTGAACTTTTGCTCGACCGCATCAATCGAAGTGTAATCCGTCAGCGTGTTCGAAGCAGTGTTTTCGGCTTGGTAGGTTGCAACCGCAGCCGCACCGTTTCGACGGTAGATCGTCACGATCCCGCAGACCACATCGAAAATCCGCTTCTCTTTGTTCACGCGAACCCGAAGACCGGTCTTTCCGCATTCGCTCATCAGCACACCGGTTCGATCGAAAAAGATCGCTTCGGCGGTGACGTTGAGGATCAGACCGCGCTTGATCGTCTCGGGAGTATCAACATACTCTTCGCCGAAAATCGCGTTCGGGTATTCACCGCCCTCTGCAACCACATCGATATCGTCGCCAAGCCGCCCGACGCCTGGAATACGCTCCCCGGAGAATTGGGTAGGAATGGTCTCGACCAGCAGGTCTCCGATCATATCCGGCGCGTTGTAGCCGTTCAGGGTCGCCGTGTAGGTGATCTGGCCGAGGATGTTTGCGAACTGCGAAGTGTCGACCAGTTCCGCAGACTCGCGGATCTGGAATCCACCGTGAGTCACTGGCGCAAGCATCGCAACCGCCTCGCGGCCATCGTCAACAAACTGCTCGAAAAGTTCGCGGACCGACCACCGATCGGCAAGGTTTCCAGCATCCTGTTCGAGCGTCTGTCGGAAGTCCTCCATGAATCGATCGACTCTTAGGTCTCGCTTCGATGCCTCGTAGAGCCGTCGCAGATTCTGGTGACGGCTTGTTTTCGCGTTTCGCATGGTTCTATTTCAATTCTCAAAGAGAAAACTAACCGCCGCCCCCACGTTGAGGACCGCTTGTTTTTGGTGCCTTACAGGGCTTGGTTGCAGATGAACAAATCGGCCTTTAGTGCTTGCTATGCAGCAGTCCCGTTCTTGACGCCCAGGCCAGCCGAGATTTCGGTCGCGTTGGCATAGGTTCGATCGAGCATCTTGTAGACCACCGAACCGTTGACTCGGAACGCGATATCAACCAGCGTCGAAGTTTTCGGAACAATGTCGATTTCCAACAATTGGAAGTCGGCACTCGCGGCCAAGTAAGCCGTCTTGTTGATCGTATTGGTCGCCGTCAGTTCGGCGATCGTTTGGGTCGTACCGTCCGAGTAGATAACAAACAGGCTCGTGCTTCCGTCCTTCGCAAAGAACCCCGCACCCGAGAAGTCAGCTTTGGGCCCTGATCCGTTGTCTTGCAGAGCGTTGGCAGTCATCGCGTTCATCAGGCCGACGAACACATTTGCTGCGTTGGTCGCTGCTTGGGTGAACTGGGTTCGTGCTGCCAGGGCGATCGGCTTTTGGTTGACGATCTTGAAGATTTCTTTGGTCGCAACGTACCCTTCGTCGTTGTCGGCAACCGTTCCGTCCGATGGGCTGATCGTCAGAACACCACCGAATTCATCCCCGACTGCTGCGGTTCCAGAATCGGTAAGCGTCGAAGTCCATTCAGCAGAACTCAGGCCGATGAAGTGATCGACCACTCCGAACGTTCGCACTGCTTTGATGGCCGAATCTGGCTCAAGTAAACCCTTCATAATGTTTCACCTTTTGATTTGTTGATCGAAAAAAACAATGCGACGAAAATCTAGTTGAGGGCTCTTCGGAAGTCCTCGGAGGTCTTCGGATACTCGGTCGGACCGGAGCTTTCCTGCATGATCGAGCCGGTTCGAGCGGGTCGAGTTTTGGAAACGTTTCCAGACTTCCAGGACTTGACCAGCTCGTTTCGCTCGGATTCTTTGAGTGGAAGCAGAGCCTTGATCTTGACTTCGGAGACCTCGATTTGAGACTCGGTAAGCATCGCTCGGCAGTTCGACCGTTGGAGCTCGACTTGCAG